TTGTCGAGCTTCACCACGGTATCGGTCGGGTTAACGGCCTGCTTGGTGACGGGCTTGTTCTGCAGCTTGTCGTTCGCGGTGAGAGTGCCCGCATACGGGATGTGGAGCGTGTCGCCCACGTTGAATACGGCAACATCGGTGTCCTTGGTCACCAGGGGTGCGAGGACGATGTTGTTGCGCAGGATTTCAAGTGCTTCGTTCGCCCAGATCTGGGGGATGAACGGAGCAATGGTGGTGGTGTTGATGACTGCATCAGCCATGATTTGTTACCTTTCAGAGGTTATCTGATGCGACCCTCAGACATTGCTTTGAGGATGTCGCTTCGGTGTTCTTGGTAGAACGCAGGGTCGGAGATCTGCGCCTGCGTGTACGTGGTCGGGCCGCCACCGTTCTTGGTGGGGTCGATGCCACTGCGTGACGCGGATTGCGGGGTTTTGAAAGCGAGCAGTGCCTGCACTTGCGCGTCGAGTGCCTCCGCGTTATCCGCGGTGAGGAGTTCGACGGGGATGTTGTTCTTCGCAGCCGTTTCGGCACGGAGAGCCTGCGTTTGAGCCTGCTTGTACTGAGCTTCCCATTTCGCCGCGGTGTCCTGAGCTTTCTGCAACTCGGTTTTCTGCGACTCCTGGAAAGCATCAAACTGTTTCGCCTTGTCCGCATTGGCTTTCGCCTGCGCTTCGTTCTGACGAGACAGTGCTTTCCATTTGGTGGCTTCTGCCTGCCAATCATGCACTTCGGTTTCAGGCGCTGCAGGTGATGCGGGTGCTCCCGTTTCGGGAGGTGTGGGCTGCTGTGCCTGTGCTTCTAGTGGGGTTGGTGTTCCGGCGTCTGTTTCTGCCATGATGTTGTTCTCCGTTTCGGATCATTAAAAAAGCCACCCCGTTGCGGGATGGCGAAAAATAGTGGGAGGGCTACCTGCGTAGCCCGAGGTCGGGTTGTTCACGGTGAGACCTTCGCAGCAGGCCGGTGTCCTTCGTGAGCTGTCGCAGTTGCGCCTGATAACGGCGTATCTTCGCTCTGGCCACTGCACGCATCTGCGTGTCCTCGGCGTTCACCAGCACGCGCTTCTGGGCGCGTATCCGGCTTTCGAGATTGCGCTGCTGCTGTGATGAGGTCCAGAGCTTCTCGTCCTGTTCCGACCATTCGGTGACCGTGGGGCGTTTGTCGCCTTCACGCCAACTGGTCAGTACATGCTCACAGTTGGGATGCCACAATCCTGCGGCACGCGCCTCATCGACCGTCGCATCCGCACGATCGTCTGGTGTGAGGCTAAGTATCTTGCCTTGCCAGGCGTGGCAGATGGGGCAGGTGTGCATGTGGATGGGAACCATGAACAGGGTGACGCCAGCGGCTTGCATGACCTGCATGTGAGCCTCGTTGTAGGCGCGCATGCTCGCCGTCCTGACCGCCATCTCCACGTAGGAGGACAGTTGCCAGTTACGGCCTGACTTGTCGGTGAAACCGGTCACGCCATGCTGCAGAAGGTCACGCATCATGTTCTGCTGCGCGTCCTTGATGGTGTGCCCCGGGGTGAGCATGTTGTGGGTTGCTGCACCGGAAGCGGTCAGTTTGTACAGGTCGTCATGCTGGCGCAGGATACGGGCTCGAATGTCTTTCAACTCGGTTTGCAGATCGACACGTATCGCACTCGTCGCACGCTCACCCAAGGGAACGGTGAAATCGAACGGCCTCGGGCTGCTCCCTGACATGCGTACCGGTGGTACTGGCGGTTTCGGGGGTAGCCTGTGCGCCTCTGTTCTCATGGTGCGTTCCACGCTCAGGGTGAGGGTATCGAGCAGTTGGGGTGTCTGCCGTTCGAGTTGGTCCACGATACGACGCTCACCCCGGCGCATCATGCTTACGGCATGCGCCACCTCCACAGGCGTTGATGCCCTGCGCAACAGGCGCATGACCTTGCCCATGAGCTTGGTGAGCTGATTGTCAGCCAGCACGTACAGGCCGATGAGGGCGAGTTGGGCGTGTGAACCGTCAACGCTCTGACTCTGCTGCTCCTGTTGGCTGTTGCTGACTGTCATCGTCCGCTCCTACCGTGCCGTCCACGTAACTGCCCTTCTGATTGGTTTGCACTCCGCCCGTGGTGCTGCCGTTATTGGCGACCGCCGCATACAGGTTCGTGTCGGATGAGATGGGCAGCATGCTCAGATCGGATTTAATCTGCTCCACTTCCGTGTCGATCTCACCCATATCCCAATCGGGGTGCAGCATCCGCACCCTGGTGGCGACGCTCGTACTTTCCGCGTCGTTCAACAGGTTCAACGTTTGCGCGACAGTGTTCGGCGAGTCCGTGGCCGCTGGCGGGAACTCCACGTCGGGGATCATGTCGCCACGGTCGGGACCGTTGAACACGAAATGGTTCACGTCGATGAGTGCCGCGCACAGGTTGGCGAGCTGCGGACGCCAGTAGAGTATCTTGCTGCCGCGAGTGAGCATCGTCAACCGTTCCCTGGCCTGCACTTCGGTGGCTGTCATGGCCACATCACCGGACTGTCCGAACGTGCTGGGACTGTACCCGCACGCACTGTAGGCGCGTTGGATGAGGTCCTGACAGGTCTGCTGGTGTTCCTCCCACCTGATGTTCGGCTGGAAGGTTTCAAGCTGGCTGCTGTCGTTGAGCTTGCAGCCTGGCGCATGCTCCAACGGGGTGAAGATCTCCTGATCCATGTTGAACGTGGAACCCTGACCTGGCTTGCCTTGCTGCAGGAGCGTGCGGCTGGCGAACACGCGGGCCTTGCCGAGTCGGATATCGCGCATCCAACTGGTGTACGCCTCATCGAGCATGTCGAAGATGGGTTCAGCGCCTTCGAAGTCGCTGCGTCCCATGTGCTGTGCCGCTGGGTCCGTGCGTAGTCTGCGGTTGGGCATGAGGTTGGGGATGTACACGACGGTGAGCAGGTCGCTTCCCGTGCTGATCTGCGAGTTCTCCTCCACCTGCAGACCCGCGGTGACCGGGTGCACATCGAGGGGGATGCGTTTACCGATGCTGGTCTCATTCGAGGACTCATACACCGCGTATTCGATGTGTCCCGGAGTGTAATCCTCAAGTAGCGTGTAGTTGCGTTTGACGCCTTCGATGCGGGGGAGTTGCGTCCAGAAGAGCACGGATTGCAGGTGTCCACCCAGGCCGAACGTGGGGATCGCATTGTCGGGTGAGGTGGCGGTGATGAAGGGCTTGCTGTCCACGCTGATGTCCCATGTGACGCGCAGGTATGCGCCACCGAACACGGATGCCAGTTCGGCCGCCTGGAGGAGTTCCGCGTGTGCACTGTCATCGAGCAGGGTGGCGATGGTTGTGTCGAGCTTGTCGTCATCGTTGCGACTGTCGGTGTCATTGTTGGCGGGGTTGCTGAATGTGGGCATTTCCGCGAACAGTTGTGCTGCGCTCATGCGGGCTATCTCGGCGGGCAGCGGGATATGGGTTTTCACTGGGCGTTGCATACTGTTGGCTGGTGTGGGTTCGCCCCAGAAGAAGCGTTTGACCTGTCCGAACAGTCCGAGGCGTTGCGATGCCTGTTGGAGACTGTAGATGCGTGTGAGTTGGTCTTCGTCTCCGGTGTACCAGGCGTCGTGTGACCGGTATTCGCTTTGGATGTTGTTCTGGTTGAGTGGTGGCCATGCTTGGCCGTCGGCGGGCATCACCATGCTTGGTCTCCATTCGTGAGTAGGGGCTGCCATTCGGTTTCGGTGGTGGCGACCGCGTAGCGCAGGCCGTCCAACGAGTGGTCGGCCTGTTTGATGGGCCTGTCAAGTCCCTGGTCTGAGGCTTTGGGGTCCCAGCAGTAGCCGGGGAATTCCTCGATCAGTCCTTTGCAGTGGGTGCTGATATGGAGTTTGCCGGTGTCGAGCAGGTTGGAGACCCTGCTGATCCCGTAGCTCACATTGTTCTCACCGTCCGCGAGATTACGGACACCGTCTTCGGCTAGTTGGACTTTGAAGCTTGCTGCCGCTGGGTCAACAAGGACCCATTCGGGGGCCAGTGCGGTTTCGTAAGGTAGGTGTGGTTGTGCCAGCCATGTGCGGAAACGATGGGAGAGGTCTGCGTCAGTGATGCGAGGGTTACCGGCGCGAGAATCGTAGCGGAACTCGTCGATCGCATACAGGTCATGTCCGGTGATCCTCCCGTACTGGTCGGTGATGGCGTGCAGGCCGAGCATGATGCCGGTGCTGGCGT